GAACTCGGGGAAGAAGAAGATGAAACACGTGAGTTTACATTTTAAGATTCTTGAACACTACTATGCATAATCAACCCTCCACATCCATAATATATTCAGCAAATTCTTCTGAAATAGGTGGAAGGGTTTGAGGAGGAGGAGGAGCCGCTGACGGAGCCCGACGGCGGGCATTCAGCGCATTACCGACTTGCGTAGGACGTCTATCCGTGCGGCCACGCATAAACGTCGTCAAGTTCATTTGACGATTACGCAATCGGGCACGAGATTGTACATCTCGGTTATGGAGAATATGTGCTAGTCGAGAGTCAGGTGTACCAGGACCAGACATCAAAGCCTGTCCGACACGCAGGTCTCTCCCAAGACTAAAGCCTTCAGGGTCATCTATCCAAGGGAAAGACGGTTAGCATTGCTGTTGACTCCAGGCAATCCACCACGTCCCATCACTGCATTCAAGCCCATTTGCAACGCTGTACCAGTCGCTGCATAGCTGACCCGAGCAATCAATGGAAGGGCAACTTCGTTAAACACTACGTTACCTGCTCGAGCAGCACTCTCAGAAGCGATGTTGATACCCTGAGCAATATACGACTCCTGCTGTGCCTCAGTGTGAAACGGAGGCACTTCCGATACAGCCGCACCAGCAGCTGCAAGAGCCGCTGGGTTGTTAACGGCAGCGGGAGTTCCAAACACAACACTGTCGCGATTTGGAATACCCTCAGATAACAAGATATGTTCAAAGCTGAGAGCAGCGGCAGACGCCGGGGCACCTTCGACCATAATAACAATGGCACACCAGCCATAATCTGTCTGGAACGTCGCACCCGTACCGGTGGTGATATCACCGGCAGGATCGGAATACCGAAACGCGGTATCATCCAACCACTTATTAATAACGGTTACTGGGCTTTGCGTTAAGCTAGCCACAGTCACACGTTTATAATACTGCAAATTGCTCATTTGAGCAATTGTTGTTGGAAACTTCCAAGTGACTTCACCACGAATAGTCTCCACAGCCAATCCGATGTGAACAAACCCAGAAGCCGAAGTAGGCGGCAACTGAGAACTGATGCGCAACGCATGAGCAACCGGACGGGTAAGCTCCATAGCAGCAACATATGCAGTTCGTTTGGAACGATTGAGAGCCAACGTGGTAAACGCGGCACCCCAATTAGCAGTAGCACCTGGTGTAGCCGTCACAGTACCCCAAGTATATTGCGGACGAAACGCAATAGCATTCAAATCAGACGCAACAGCTGATGTCACCAATGTGAGAATATCAACATCGGTGTTCGATAGACTAGCTATCGTATTTGAATCAGGAATCTTAGCACCCTGAACACTTTCTTCAAAAGGGTCAAGCTGTGCAAGAATAAACTTGGCACTGGGGGTCATTTCAGTTGGACATTTACAAACAGTTCGCGTAGCCGGGGCACGCGATGTACGCCTACGAGTATATGAGGGACGGGTTGAACTTCGTACGCGATAAGCAGGTCGACGACGACGCGTCACGCGACGAGTTGAACGACGGTAGGCCATGTTTAGTCAACAAAGCAAATTCTCTAATGGTCAGTTCCGAACTGAACATATCTGGCGATATCCGAAACCAACCAATCATAGTAGGGGATTTTATTTTATTTTAACCAATAACTGCGCAGAGTTTTACACACTGCACAGTAGCATCCCTGGTAATAATAGGGGGGTTGGTGCTGTGCACACCCCCCTTGGGGCCAGGGATGCTCACTCCACAATATGCGCTGTCGAGCTTGGTGCTTCACTATCAATAATTATACTGAAGGCGAATTCGAAGCTATCAAAGAAGTACGCTGTCGCTACCTCGTGATTGGAAAAGAAATCGGAGAAAGCGGAACGCCACACTTACAAGGGTATATCTATTTCGATGCCGCGAAATCAAGATCTACAGTGTCTCGGCTTCTTCCTCGCTCTCATTTGGAGCAGCGTTTCGGAACTAATTCACAAGCTGCGCAATACTGCAAAAAAGAGGGGTCTTGGTGGGAAAAAGGGGAACCACCAATGCAAGAAGAAGAAGCGCGTAAAAAAGGAGGAGAAGGCGTCAAGATCGCATGGGAAACGATCCTCAAACACGTCAGAGACGGTGACACCGAATGGGTCGCCGAAGCGTACCCGAAGATCTACATCCAACTCAAGCCCAGACTCGAATCACTCCACCAGCCCAAAGTGGTACCCATATTGGGAGACCTATCACACGAGTGGTGGGTCGGTCCGTCCGGAACGGGGAAATCCCGTCTTTTATGGGAATTGTATCCAGAACACTACGAGAAGCCCCTCAACAAGTGGTGGGACGGATACAAGCATGAGCCCATAGTGGCCATAGAAGAATGGTCACCGGCGAACACGTGCACGACTTCATCATTAAAACGATGGGCTGATCGATATCCATTCGCAGGCGAAATCAAAGGTGGTGTCATGACGCGGCTAAGGCCGAAGAAGATAATCGTATTATCGAACTTCAGACCGGACCAGTGTTTCACTATGCGCGAAGATCTGGACCCAATGCTGCGACGATTCACCATTTTGGAATTCCCGAAGGATATCCAGCGTGCGAGATTCAGAGCGGCTTGGATAAATAACCCACCTAGTGAGGTTGTTCAAGAAGAAGAAAAAGAAGACGAAGACAACTGCATCCTACCGGATTTGGATCTCGAGAGTATTTGGAATTAAGGGTTTCCCCCGCGCCCACGCCCTTCGCTACGCTACGGGGTGGCTACGCCCCCCTAAGGGGGATTTTATCAAGATTGTACATTTGATATATATATGTATTCCGGTCCACGGTCGCCCCACACCACCCTACACTACGCTTCGCTTCGCTACGCTACGTTACGGGGGCACGGCAGCGCCCTGAGACCTCAAGGTTTTAAGGTTTTTAGGTTTTAGGTTTTATATACCAGATGGTAGTTACATCTGGTCTACACCCGTTAACATCCAAAACGTAATTACACATTGAACTTTGGCAACAGACTCGCTCACAGAGCTCATTCTACAATTTGCCACAATGAACACAAGCACACCAGTTACCGAAGCAACCAGTGCGACTGCTCTTTTTCAGATGATGATGTTCTTCAAGGAAGAAACAGCTGCGACTCAGGAAGTGAACCGTGCGGTCTTGACCGAACTTACTGAAGTGCGCATGGATAATACGTCGCTGCAAATCGCCAATGGACAACTGGCACAACGGCAGCAACAGAAACACGACGCTGGGATCATGTACGGGTCGTGTATCGATTCTTTCATCTCTTTACTGGATGATATGATGAATACCGTACCGGGAGCGACTCAATTTCAAGCTGAAGCTAGGCGCATTATTCAACGCGCTGATTTCGCTCATCATGTATTCCACGGTGTCAACTTTATCGACTTGACTACGGATGAGACTACGGACGAAGATGAAGAACTCGGGGAAGAAGAAGATGAAACACGTGAGTTTACATTTTAAGATTCTTGAACACTACTATGCATAATCAACCCTCCACATCCATAATATATTCAGCAAATTCTTCTGAAATAGGTGG